GTCAATCTCTTTAATGTCTATAAAGAGTATAACGAGATAGTTAGTAAGACTATCCTAGAGCAGTATCCTATATCTAAGATAGTTCGTATGCATCTACAATGGAAAGCTTTAAAGCTTAGTGGAGCATTTGCTATCTATCACAATAGAGACGAGATACAGCTAGAAGATTATGTCCTAGCTTGCAACTATTGTGAGTTACTAGATGGTTGTATGCAAGAGTTTGAAAGAGAACTCAATAAAGAACCTTATGAAGTCCTAGCAGACTATATGCACCAAAACCTAGTGGATAATAGATGCTTCTTAGATATTCATACTCTTAAGAAACTAGGCTTCATATCAGGTACTAGCAATCTAGAGAAGAAACTAAAAGAGATAGTTATCCTAGTATCTAGCTATGATCTATCTGGTATCTATAAGGCTTTAGAGAATGGTATAGAATATACTGAGCTAATAAAGACTAATGTCATAGGCATTAGCTACTTACCTTGCTCTGGTGCTAAAGCTGAGAGAGCCAAGAAGTGTTCTACAGGGTTTGTCTATAGTGAGACTTCATTTGAAGCCCTAGCAGATATGCTTAAGGGCGATTATGCTTATAGTCCATTTCAATTCAAGAATGGTATTAGAAGCAAAGAGAACCTAGTAGGAGATACTAAGTGGTTAGCTTTAGATATAGATCATTGTGATTTTACCTATGAGCAAATACATACCATACTAGGTAATATCAATCATCACATAGTTCAAACTTCTGATAAGAAGAACCTTTATAAGTTTAGACTATTAGTAGAGCTAGATAGTCCTATTAACTTACCTGATAGAGAGTTTAAGACATTTGTTCAGTCTGTATCTCAATATCTAGGATTATCAGTAGATCTAGTACCTAAGAGCCAAATATTCTTTAGCTATGCTAATAGAGAGATACTATCAGTAACTAATGCTAAACCATTAGAAGTTAGATCACATTTACTGATAGCTAACGACTCTACTAATGAACCTTTCGTTCAGAAGGTAGAGAACCTAACTAAAGCACAATTAACTACTCTGCTAAATAATCCTACATCTACATTTATCTATGCTTACGAAGCTAAGCAAGGAGAGGGTAGTCTTAATCTATACAGAGCAGCTAAGCACGCTAAGGACTTAGGTATGACTAAAGAGCAAATAGTTGAGTTGATCGAGGATATTAACAATTATTGGGAATATCCTATGGATCACTCTAGATTAGAAAATACAATATTAAATCAAGTGAGGAATTGGAAATGAGTACAAGATGTTACATAGGCAAACTAGACGAGAAGTCTAATGACGTTAAGTTTATCTATTGCCACTTTGATGGTTATCCTGAATATGTAGGATATATGCTAGATACTTATTATAAAGATCACGGTAAGGTAGAAGACCTACTAGATCTAGGAGACATATCTTGCTTAAAAGAAAACTTACAACCTAATGGGGATCATAGTTATGAGAACCCTGAAGAGAATGTTACTATAGCTTACTTCAGAGATAGAAGCGAGATGTGGGAGAATGTAGCTCCTAAGCACACTCAGTTAGCTAACTATGAGAAAGATGATGTGATGATAGATTATAAGTACCTTTATAAAGATGGTATCTGGTTTGTAGATGTAGAGAATGGTCTTAGCAGATGGACAAAAGTATCAGACTTACTAAAGGACAACTAGAAGTTTATAACTACGTCTTAGATCCAAATAGTGAAGGTAGAATTGTCGTTCTTAAAGGCATAGCTGGTAGTGGTAAATCGACCTGCGTATCTCAGATAATCAAAGACTACAAAGGTAGTATTCTAGCTACTGCTACTACACATAAAGCTAAGAATAACTTACAGACATCTATAGGCATTAAAGCTTACACAACTCATAGTGCTTTAGGCTTCAATATGGTACGTAATGGTATAGAACAGTATTTAAGCGATGTTAGAGAGCCACTACAAGCAGATCTCTTAATCATTGATGAAATGTCTATGCTACCTAACAAAGTTTATCAGAAGGCTTTAAATGGCTCGTATAAGCGTATCTTATTAGTAGGAGATGAATGTCAATTACCAGCGATAGGTCTTAGAGCTGATATTAAACCTGATGTAGAGTTCACTCTTACTGAGCAAATGAGACAATCAGCTGATGACTTAGTTCTACATAGCTATTTAGAGAGCCTTAGAAGCTCTATAAAGACAAAACAGATGCCTAACTTTAGAGAAGGCTTACCTGAGAATATTTTGCTTTATAGCTCACATAAGGACTTCTGTAGGGCATATCTAGATTGCACTTCAACTAAGAGGATACTAGCTTATAGTAATAGCTGTATAGATAGCTATAACAGAGCATTAGCTAGTGATGATCTCTATTCAGAAGGAGATCTATTAGTATTAGATAAACCTATAGGCTATGCCAAGAATGGAGATATAGTTGAAGTATATGAAGCTAATCAAGATACTAATGGTATATGGCATATACAAGCTATTAGTAATGATGGAGAAACTCTTAGCTTCAAGGTAACTAAGAATAAGAAGCAAGAGAAGTGTATCTTAGATACTACTCTTAGAGATGATCCTGATAGCTACTGGCAAGTATCTGATCAGTATATGCACCCTAAGCACATATATGCTAGCACTATACATAAAGCTCAAGGTATGACCTTAGATGAAGTCTTCATAGATGCTACAGACGTATTTAAACAGCTTACTAGAAAGCCTACTAAGTATAACAATTACAACAGACCTATTAGCATAGAGGAGTTTCTGAAACTAATGTATGTAGCTATATCTCGTATGAGGTATAAAGCACATCTTTATGTAGGAGAAACTAGAAACTATAAATATTTAAAGGACAAGGAATGAACCCAATGTTAGAGAAAGTATCTAAGATGCTAGATGACTTAGCTATTAGCATTAGTTTAATTAAGAATACTATAATGCAAACAGCTAAAGGCAACATAGTTAAGGATATTGAAGCTGAGAAAATTCAATCTACTATCGAACAGAAACAGGTAAAGAATATCTTTAGCAAACAAGATCACACATATAAGTTCTGGAGTGAGAGTGAGATAAATGCTATACACGCAGCAGCTAATCCTAGAACTCCACCTTCTCAAAAAAAACTAACCTACCTACTAGGGATAGTATCACATAGCAGAACTGAGCAATCAGTTATAGCTATGGCATATCACTTAGGTTATTGTGTAAAGAAAGGAGTAGTTTTAGATGCTAGTTATAGACACACTAGAAGTACTAAGAAACGAACTATATTATGAAGATGATCCTATGCAAGAAGCATATTACTACTATAGCAGTTTAGAGGAAGGAGAAACAGATGAAGCCAATGAACTATCAAGAGAACTATGAAGGTCTATTACCAGAAGGAGCTTTCAGAATAAGCCCTTCTAGTGTAGCCAAGTTCAACGATAAGAAGTGGGAATGGTATCAAGAGAATGTTCTTGGTAATAAACAATTCTTAGGTAATACAGCTTCAGTGCTAGGTACTTGTGTGCATAGAGTAGCTGAAAGCTATATTCAACTAGGTAAAGTAGATAAGAAAGAGATATATGACTATATCACTTCTATGAAGGATAATCCTGATGTAGATGATGATTATGTAGCTAGTCAATTCGTCCCTATGGGACAAGCTCTTATCGATTATCTAAGGGTATTTGGAATACCTGAGAGAAGTGAAGAGACAATTATCACAGAACTAGAAGGAGGTGTATATGTAGGTGGCACAGCTGATGCAGTCATAGGAGATACTCTAATAGATTTTAAGACAACGTCTAAGACAAGTATCGAAGAAGGTTATATACCTAATAACTATAAGTGGCAATTACTAACTTATGCCTATATCTATAGGAAGCTAGGTGTAGATATTAACAGAGTGAGAATAGTATGGATTACTAACAATATAGTAGGTAGGATAAGCGAAAAGACAGGTAAGCCTTTGAAGGATTATCCAGCTCAAGTTATACCTTGCACACATTGTATAACTGATGAGGATATGAAGTTCATAGAGGATTATCTAAAGCTCATAGCAGAAACCTATTTAGCTAGTAAGAAGTATCCAGAATTGACATATCTACTATATTCAGACTATAGGTTGAAAAATGATATTTGACATCTATAGTATTGAAGATCCTAAAGAGGATAGTAGTGTAGAAGATATGTTTCTAGATCATTCTCTAGAAATAGTTTACGAAGGTTCAGCAACTACTGAAGATATTGCTTGGCAAATAGTCTTCTTAGTCCTTAAACCTAAGTTCAAAAATAAGATATTCAACGTATATGAGAGGAGAATAAATGAGTAAAGCTATTAAGCTATTAGTTAGCGGTTATGAAGCTAGTGGTAAGAGTACTTTGACCAGTCAGATTAAAGATGCTCTGATAATTAACTTCGATAGGAAAGAATACCCTTTCTCAGTACCTCACGCTAACTTTAAAGATTACAGAGGTATGAATAGTGTAACTGACTTCATTAACGAGAAGATAGGAGCTTATAAAGAGAAGTTTAAGAAGTATCCTAAGTTCATAGTTATAGATACTGTTACACAGATGTATGCTGCTATGGCATACTACAATAGTGTTAAATACAATGGCTTTGATATCCATAAGCAAAACAACCTAGATACAGCAGCATTTAATGCCTATATCGAAGATGTCTTACTACCTAATGGAGTATCAGTAGTAATAGTAGGACATACGATTATCAACGAGAAGACTGGATCACATACTATACCAGCTCAGGGTAACTTTGCTCAACACGGCAGTTGGAGTTCAGTAGTAAATGACTCTATCTTCATCGAGAAATCATCAGGTAAGCTAATAGTCTATCTTAAAGCTCTAAAACTACCAGCTAGGACTACACTTAAAGAGATACTAGGTAAAGATACTACTAAGGTAGATGAACTAAAAGTACCTATGGCAGAGTTTGATATTAACAAATATCTAGATCAACTAACATCAGCTAAAACAGAAGCTGAAGAATATATTTTATAAGGAGAACAACAATGGCATTTTTTAACGTAGAGAAAACTCAAGAAGCAGTAAAAGACTCAGGTGGATCATATATCCTACAAAGTGGTATGTACCCAGTAAAGATTAACTTCGCAGCAGTAAATGTTAATACTCACGGAGCTAGAAGCATAGACTTTAACGTAGATTATAAAGGTACATCTAATACTCTATATGGTCTTAAACTAGATGATAATCAAGGCAATGAACACTTCCAGAGAGCATTGTTTAATAAGCTATGTGTCATAGCAGGATTTGATACTATCTATGATCCAGTTAAACAAACACACGTAGTAGGCAAAGATCAAGTAGAGAAAGAGTTTGATGTCCTAGATCAATTCTCTGGTGTAGAGGTTATCGTCAGAGTTAGAGCTGTCTATTCAGTCTATAACGATGAAATCAAGCAGAAGTTTGAGATAGCTAACTTCTTCAGAATTGAAGATAAAGCTACAGCTAGTGAGATCATCTCAGGAGCTAACTATGGTAAGCAATATGAGAAAGAGGAAGCTAAAGCATCAGAGAGTACTTATCAGAATAACCTAACTGAAGATGAAGTCAAAGCTTGGCTAGAAGCTAGAAAGAAAGGTACTCCTGCTGATAAAGTGAAAGTTAAAGAGACTGCTCCAGCAGTTAAGAACCCTTTTGCTGACTAATGATAGGTGCTATAGATCCAGGTGCTAATGGAGCATTAGTGATACTCCATAGCTCTGATGTATTCACATTTGTGGATTATAAAGCTAAAGGTATCAAAGGGTATATAGAAGCCCTTAAGGATTATCCTTTACAACTATTAGGTATAGAGTTAGTTCACTCTATGCCTAATCAAGGTGTAGCTTCTACATTCAGCTTTGGACAAAGATTTGGAGAGCTAATAGGTATAGCTGAAGCTTTAGATATACCTTATGAGTTAGTCCAACCAAGACAATGGCAGAAGCATCTAGGACTTAGTAAAGCTACTAAACAAGAGATAGCTCAAGCCATATTACAGATATATCCTAATGCAGAGCTTCTAGGTAAGCGTAAAGGCTTACTAGATGGCAGAAGTGATGCTTTAGGTATCCTACACTACATAAAGGAGAAGTTATGATTTTAAACAAGAGATACGAGTTTGCTAAGCTAGTTAAAGAGAAAGCTGATTTACCAGAGATAGCCATAAAGGATATGTCTGTATTAATAGAAGCTTTCTGCGATACTATCCTAGAACAACTCTATGCTGGCAATACAGTTAGTATTAAGGGATTTGGTAGATTTGATGTTAGACCTCATAATAAGACAAAGAAACGTATCAAGTTCACAGCTATGCCTTCTGTAAGAAAGATGTTCAATGACTGAGCTAGAAGAAACTCTATCCCAGAGAGGTAAAACTCACGGAGACTTTGCTACTAATAGTCAATTAGCTCAGGAGCTAAAGAAGCTAGTTAAGAAGAACATTTCTAAGAAAGCTCCTAGCTATGTCTTAGAAGCTATCGATATGATATGTCATAAGCTAGCTAGACTATCTTGTGGAGATACTTTAGAACCTGATCACTGGAAAGATATTGCAGGATATTCTTGGCTAGTATATGAACAGCTCATTAAAGGCTCTAGCAAGCCCGTAGAGAAGAAATTAGAGTCTGACTTAGGTATTGATATGACTTTGCTCTATCATCTCTTAGATCAAACGCTAGCTATCGCTAGCAGTGAAGTTATGCCTAAAGAGCAAAGAACTCTTGATTACATAATGACACTCTTACCTAAAGGTGTCTCTGAGGATCTAGTTAGAGAGAGAATGAACCATTTAAGTCTTACTTTAGATAAAGATGGTATAGTTACTCCTGTTTCATAGAGATCCTATTTATGAGAGAAGGTCTTTACGTTTTTCCACCTTCTCTCTATTATGGTCAGATAATGACCAACCATTTATTCTGCCTCACTGAGTAAATCTCCCAGTCTTCTCGTTTCGTCAGCTAAAGACTGGGAGTTATTTTCTAAAACAATTTCTTCAACGATACTAATGGATTAGTAATAATCAAACCATCAGCTAAATCATCGTAGATCTCGTCTATATCTGTTACACCTGGTATTCCAAAGGTTGTATCATAGTTCATAAACTTCCTAAAGAATATGGCATTTAAAGGCGAAGAGATAGGTACTCCCATTAGCTTCAATGCTCCGTGTATAAGCATAGTAGCTCCTAATCTACTACCTAGTAGATCAGATGATATATGAGATTGTGCTCTTATCCAATACTTAGTAAATCTAGCAAAACCTATATCATTAGCATACTTTAATATCGGATGCTGAGCTGGAGTATAGTTAATGAATGCTCTATCTAATAGGTCAAACATATCTTGATCTGTAAGGTTATCTGTAAGAGTTAGATGCTTATATAAAGCATATCTAGCTACTAGGTCAGAATATTTAACTAATGAAGCATAAGCACTATGTAATGTAGTTCCTTCATTTACCATAACTACATCAAAGGCTTCTCTAAAGGCTTGTGGTACTCCTACCTTATTTAAAGACTTCTCTATAGCTCTGTCTATAAAGTCTTGTTGTTCTTCAGTCTTAGGTAGATCTTCAGCTATATCTGAGATAAGTCCTTTCTTATCAAACTCATAGATAGGGTTACTCTTCATCTTATTTCTAAGCTTAGTTAGCTTATCTTCAGCTATAGCTTTCTTTCTAGGGTCAGTAGCTAGCTCCATATCCTTCTTAAGTAGAACTTCTTTCTCTTTTAGATAGTTATATGCTTGGATATACTGAATACCCTCTGCATAATACTTCATAGAAGTTACTGGATCTAAGCCAAAGGTAGTTAATACCAGTTGGTTAGATGCTAAGTTACCTATGATTACATCAGGGTTAGTAAGAACTATCTTCTGAGTTACCCATTTACCCATTTTGATAATTCCATACTCCATCATCTTAGCTAACCTTCTAAAGTAAGCTAGGGGAACTATTCTCTTAAAGGCATCAGTATCTGTTAATCTGAAATCTCTGCTACCTGCTATTGAAGCAAACTGGCTAGCTTGGATATAGATACCATTATCCATACCTTGTAAGCTATCTTGGATATAGTCCTTAGTAGTACCTGGTATTAAATCCCATATCTCTTGTAGTTGGACTAAGTCAGACTCTTTCTTAACTCTAGGGTTATGAGCTTTGATACCATCAGGTCCTAAGTAGATAAACTCTTCTTTACCCTTATTCTTATGATAATACTCTTGGAGATCCTTTAGTATCTCTTTATTATGGGCTTCTGATTGAACTCTATCCATATATCTAGTGATAGCATTAGGTAGAGTATCAAATAGATCGGTATTGGCTATCTCTAGCTCTTCTTTCTGTTTCTGAGATAAGAGTAATCTATAATCTACTATTTGCCCTTTAGCATCAAATACTGGAACAAACTCTTCAGATTGGTTTCTGTTATCTCTCTTTAGCTTACTAATAAGATCTGCTACTATAGCTTGTTTCTTAGCTGTAGTTTCTAAAGGATACATATTATTTACAGCTGATTGGATAGTCATACCTCTTGAGCTATTAGATGTAGTCCTGATAACACCTCTGTTGAACTTAGGTTGCATATTAGTTGTTGAGATATACATACCTAAGCCTCTACCACCAAAGTTAAAGACTTTAGCATAGTTCTTAACTAGCTTATAGCCATCTGCTCTTAGATCAGCTTCTTCAGCTATAGGTGCTACAATGATATCTACACTCTCATTAGTTCTAGTTCTGACATAGCCTTTAACTTCGTTAGAGATTACACCTTTAGTTAATAGTTCATCTTCTAAACCTTGCTTAGACATCTTGTGCATATCAAAGGCATTTACTACACCAGCATTAGTTAGATCACTCTCATATAGCTCTCTGAAGGTAGATAAAGTCTTATCTGAAGCATTCACTAAGGCTCTTAAAGATATTAGCTTATCTAGCTTCTGAGCTAACTCATTTACATTTTTTTGATTTATGATCTCATTGCCTTTCTTAAGTCTATTATCCACTATCTCTGGGAGTGTTAAACCTTGTGCTATGTTATACGCATTTAGAAGCATATTAGAGCTAATTTGACCTTTGCTAATATAATCAGCCAGCTCTTGTGTCTTTTCGTCATAGTAGCTAAGTATTGAAGCTCTACGGTTATTATTACCAGATACTAAGTAACTAGGCATACTCTTAGATATATCTGTAAGAGTAGCTCTTATCTCGTCTCTAATCCTATCTCTAGTTTGACTATTAGACTTACTAGCAAAGTATGTAGGATACAAGCGATTAATCTCACTATCTACAGCTCTTAGATCATATACTTGGATTATCTTACCTAGCTCTTTACTTTCAGTAGGAGTTAAATCCCTACTGAACTTACTTTTTAACTCTTTCTGTAAGCTAGTATGTAGCATTAATCTCTCTTTATCTAGATTAGCTGACTTAGCTAGTAGTTCATTAACCTTTCTCTTAGCATCATCTAAGGTGCTAATGTTAGATAGTGTAGTAGCTAAGAAACCATTAGGAGAGAAATCAAAGTCATTAACTAATAGCTTCATAGCCTTATGAGCTATAACTGGATTTCTAGGAGCAAACATTAGATACTTAACTAATGAGTAGATATTCTTAGCTGGATTACCTGCTTCTAGCTTAGTAGCTTCATTCTTGATCCATTGAGATACTGTCCTATTAGTTAAACTATCAGCTGCACTTAGCCACTTCTGTAAAG